ATGAAGCTTGTTGTAGCGCTAGGCTTGTTGGCGGTATCTCAATTGGTTCAGGCAGATTGTTCCGTGTCTGATATCAAAATAACGTCAGTGAAAGCTAAATTTGTTAATACGTGCGGTAGTGCTGACTGTACTCATATGACTGGAGTGGCAACGCTCTTAAATAACTGTGCTGAGGCCACCGGTGTTCAAGTCCAAATCACGGCTTACGACAAGCTGGACTCGCCTGTTTCTACAGTCGAGCATTGGCCCGCCAGTGTTAGAAATATCCCGCCAGGCAGCTATACTTTTTCCTTGAATCAGTGGCTTGAATATGACCCTGCAATCTCCTCTTTTGGCCTAAAGGCAATTGACGTGAACAAGTGGAAAAAGTGAGGAAACTCGTAACGCATTAATTCCACACAAAATACCCTCCGCGGTGGTGTCCGCTGTGCTTACAATGGGCCACTACTCAAGGAACGACACCGATGGCCATTGAAGACATTAAGCAACTGTGCAAGGTAAACGGGCAGACTCAAGCCCAGGAGCTGTTAGATAAAGGCTGGGTAATCCTGGCCGTGTGCGTCTGCCAAGACGGCGCGAGTCAATACGCTGAATACCACTTGGGCCTGCCAGCACCAAAGCCGGAAAAGGAAAAAGTGCCCGCGATGGTGCGCGCATAAGCGTTACCCATAACGACCAGTAGGAAAGGAACCCCGGGCGCGCCCTGTCGGTACTCCCTATATAACCCACGGAGTCACAATGTCGAATACCAACATCAGCGAGATCTATGAATCATTCAGCGAGGATGATGCCAATCGGTACTTATCCGAAGGCTGGGTGATTGTGGCTGTGGTCAGCGGAATCCGTGAGTATGCAGGCGAAAAGGAAGTAGGGCCGGTCTATGTGCTGGGCAAGCCAGTAGAAGGAAAAACCGGCAGGCTACTTTCGCCCAAAAGGTGAGCGTGCGTTACCCATAACGAACCAGTACGAAAGGAACCCCCGCCCTCAAGATCGAGGGCGGCACACTCAGCCATCATCAAAGGAGAAAGCGTTTATGAGTGAGCCCAAGCTCCACTACTACAGTATGGTGTTTTTGGATAACGCTCTACACGCCAGCGCCTATTTCGGGTTTACGTACCCGAATGTGACGCGTGCGTTGATCGAGCAGGCGAAAATTGTCGCGGGGGTAGGCCCGGACGCCGTGCTGCTCAATTGCTCGTACCTGGGCGAAATGACCAAGCGCGAATTTAACGAAGGGTAGGCCGCCGCGTTACCAATAACGCCGCTTATGTTCAAAAGGCCCCCACATCAAGGCCCGCTCCGGCGGGCTTTTTTGCGCCCGGTGGAAACCAGACTTCGGCAGACTGGTCCACCATTACCGCTGCGCTTGGCGTGAGCGTGCTTGCAAAGGAATCGAGACGTGTCGCTACCCATCACCGCGCGGCAGATGAATGCGCTAAAGGCGCTTCAGCGGAAGGACCCAGACCTGGGCGAACTGGCCATCGCCATCGCACAGGCCTTCGACGCCACGAGGGTCGAAAACCCGGAGTTGGCCGCGTTGATCTTGGACAAGACCTGCCGGCGCATGGTCGCCCGTGAGCCCGGCAGTCAGGAAGCAATGATCCAGCACCTGGCGACCTTCGGTAAGTTGAATTGCCTGACGCCCATGCAGGTCAGCGACTTTACCGATCGAGTCAGGAGGCACGGTTAATCATGAACAACGGAGTTCACGAAGAAGCACTGCGCGCCCTGGTGGAGGGCGGCGCGGTACGCGATACGCTGGTCAGCCGCCAGGAGGACAAGTGGACGCTGGCTATCCGCCTAGGGGGACTGGTAGTCGCTGGTTGGCGGTACGCTCGCGCCGTGAAGCGCTGCGTACCTGGGCCAGCCTGACGGCTGTAGGGCGATTTGCCGATGCGGTGGGATTACGCGAGTTTAGTGTGGAGCTGTAAGCGGCGAAAGCTTCAACGCCAGCTGCAGCATGCCGACCACGTCCGGGCCGTCCTCATTGATCCAAGTCCCATAGTGCTGACGGATCATATTTCCGTTGGTATGTCCCATCTGTTCAGCGATCCAATCGATTGAGGCAATACCCGTCGTCAGCAACTGACTGGCGTAGGTATGCCGGCACTGGCCTGGCCCGCGATAGCGAACCCCCGCCGCCTGCAGATGTGCCTTAAAGAAACGGTCACGCACGACAAAGTCGTTGGCATGCGGAAGGCCGCTTTTGGTGTTCAGGAATACGAAGTGCAGGGTGTGCTTGCGTACGGTCTTGTTGTCGCGCTCCACGATCTCCACGGTTTCTGCTTTTCGCTTTCGAGTCAGTGCATCGAGCTGGCGTAACGCGTCCCACGCGGGAGCCAGCAAACGCACCTTACGCATTGAACGGCGGGTTTTGGTGACTCGGTAGGCGCCGCGCACCTTCGACCGACGAAAGGTCACCGTGCCGTCTACCAGGTCGACGTCCTCCCAAGCCAAGGCGATCGTTTCGGAGACGCGGGGTCCTGCCCACAACATGAACTGCACCATCAGCAGCTCAAAGGTGCGGGTGGTCGGTGTTTCCAGGATCTGCTTGATTTCCGCCCGGGTAAACGGGTCCGGTGCTTCGGGATCGGGGAGGCGAACCATCAAGCCCTCGGTGGGATCGTGGGCTACTTTCATCCGGGTGCGATAGAGCCGGAACACCTGGCGTACGTTGCTGATGATGTCGCGGATGGTTTTGTTTTTGAGGGTTTTGGACAACGTGCCCTGAATCCACTCCTGCAGGTCCAAGTGATCAATGGCGTTGATCTGTACCTTGCCCCAACGTGGCCGCACATGTACCTCGGCCTTGTTGGCGTAGCCGCGATAACTCGACGCCGCCACACTGTTGGCCTTGATCCGCAACCACAGGTCCAGGTAGTGACCAAAAGTGTTTTCCACCAACCTGGCCGAGTTGGGAAAGTGGCGAGCGTAATCAAAGGTGCCGGAGTCGATCTCGTATTCAATGATGGCGAGCAAGCGCTTTGCCTGGGCCACTGTGGCCGGTTTGTTACCTCCTGGTATCGACTCTCGGCATTTTTCGCCGTTGTATTGAAAATAGATTCTCACGGAATTACCGCGAGCTTCGACCCCACTCATGTAAACCCCTAACGCTGTACTCGTGTAACGACAGTCTGACGATCGGAAACAAAAAGGCCCGTTTCCGGGCCAAGTATCTGGTAGCGCATCTTCTGGTGGACGCGGCTTACCGTTTCGGCTTGTGGTTGCGTAGGTGGGCATTCTGCAGCTGGCGCTGCCGGCTGCATTTCAAGTGACTACCCTGAACACGCCAATAGCCGCATTGATCGCAAACGCTGGTGTGATCGATGTTCCAGGGAAAGCGCCGCACGCGTGCTGCTGCAGGACGCTTAGACATTGCCTGATACACCCCGTGTTGCTGGCTTGGCGAGCAGTTGGGCGACCACGGCCGCGTCCGTTTCGCTCAGTTCGCCCAGAGTGTCGGCCATCTGGCTGAGGCTTTCGAGACGGGTTCGCGATTCGGGCGTTTTATGTACCAGGTAGCCTACTACGGCCGCGCCGATAATCGCGGTGGCCACCAGGTGCCGTGCCGGTGTGGTAGCCTTCGTGCCGCTGCTGCTGTGGGTCTGTGCTTGCATGGTTTAGTCCTCGGTGGTGGTTGGGTGTCGGGGAGCTGCAACTCCTCGACACTGCTTTTTAAATGGTCAGTCTTTGCGGGCCATGTGGATCACCAGGCCGTCAAAATAGCGCTCATGCTCAACGCATGATTGCCACTGCAGTACCCTCAGAATTTGTTGCCGACTGCAGTCGTCCACCAGGATTTCGCGCTGGCCACCGGCTGCCCTGACTTCCAGAATCTCCAATAAGCCATCCTCCCCATATGCACCGGCCTGGATGATCGGTGCGCTCTCACCGGTGAAGTCCAGGCGGTCCTGCACTCCCTGCAATTTGCTAGTTTTGCCGTCGCCGGCATTGCCCATAAACACTTGGATCTGCATCGGTCTTGCTCTCCTCTACGCCTTAAATGTCCAGCACTTCACTGTGGTCGGCCGGGGTTGTGAACACGGGTTGCGGCTGTTAAATGCAGCGCGCACGGCGCTGTGCACGGCCTTATTGCTGTCCAAAAACTTATGCGAGCGGGACTCTTTAAGCAGGTCGCGCAACGTGGCCACGTCGGCCAATTTCTGTTTGTGTTCAGCCGCACGTTCACAGAACTCGTTGAGGTTGATAGCGATCACGGTAGGGTCCGTGCTGTGGTCGACCACGGGGTCTTCGCTCAAGGATTCTAGGTAGTCGTAAACTTCCCAAAACTCGGCCACGGCCGCATGGTCGGAGCTGATCGAGGCCTGACGCTCAATGGCCATCCGTACGATCTGGCGTTGGGTGGCGGCGACTTGAGGGTCGCTCAATTTCAGGACTAGGCGCAGGCCGTCCAACAGCGAGAGCATTTGCGCGTGGTTTTTGCTGATGCGCTCCACGCGGATATAGCCGCGTAGGTCATAGCCACAGCTGGTGCAATTGCCTTGGTCGCTGGTGTAGATCGTGCTGCAGGCGAAGCAATGGGTGTGCAAACGGCGCAACTTCGACTCGTGTTCAGGCATGCGCTGGGCGAACAGCTCAAGCACCGCGGACTCCTTTCCCACGGCCCGCAGCAGGAAGTGGCTGAGGGTGCCACCGTCCAGGGCGTTGAGTTGATCAGCCGCCGAACGACTCTCCGGCGTGACGATCGGGCGCACGAAGTGCAGCTTCACAATGCGCGTCATGATCGCTTCGTGCGCCACCACAGCAGCGTTCTGGCTGATAGCGATCGTGCCCCGGAACGGCGGCTCGTACGTTTCGTTACCCGCCGTCTTGACGCCTTTGGTGGCCAAGGTGCCGCCGCCGTAGAAGTCTTTCAGCTCGTCCCATTCAAAGGTCTTGGCGTGCGCTCGATCGTCACCGTGTCGATCGGCTTCCAGGAACACAACGGGCATACCGGAGACTTGGCCCATCAAACGAGAGCGTCCCGCTTTCGTTGATTTCATTGGGTCGAAGCCCTCATAGCCTTCGCGGCCTAGCAGCTTCCAAAGCAGGTTTAGCAGAGTGGTCTTGCCCGCGCCGGCCTCGCCGGTGGCTTCCAGGAATGGGAATGACTGATAGCGGGCGCGGATCTGTTCGCAGAACAACGAACCGAAAAAGAACACCAGTGCGACGAAGCCTTGGGCGCCGAAGCAGGTCCACAGCAGTTGCACCCATTTCTCGTCGAAGCCCTTCGCTTCGCGCTGCAGCTTGATCGGGACGCCTTTCTGCAGGGTTTTCAGGCGCAGCTTGCCGAACTCAAAGTAGTCTTCGCTGTTGACCTTGTAGGTGGTGCCGTCCTTTATCGCGATATCGCCATAGACGTAGCAGGCGTACTCCTTGCTGTAGCCCACGTAGTCGATGGTCGAAACGGTTTTGATGCCGAACAGTTGATCTTTCATGAGCTTGTCGAGCTGCTGGCCGCTGCCCGTAAACATGGCACCGGCCGCCATGCCGAGCAGGCGTTTTTTAAATTCGCTTGCGGCCGACAGCTGGCCACTGGTGAAGGTGTTCTTCACGCTTTCGGAATCGTGGGGGAAGTCCACCCGCATGTAATACCAGGACTCGTCTGTTACCTCGTTGCGCTGGAAATACAGCGCCTGGGGGTAGCAGTTGGCAATCTCCACGACGCTGCCGGATTGCTGCAGTGCTTTTTCGCGTTGCTGCGCCTGGTTCAGCAATTGGTCGTCGTGGTTCTCGCTGTCCTCGATGTCGGACATGGCCCGGTTGAATTTCTCCATGTCCAGCTTGAACCAGTACAGTCGGTTGCCGAAGCCCAGGTGAAATTCTCCGCGCTTGTTCCAGTCGTACATGAGCAGTGCTTTTTCCGCTGCACTCTCGGCCAATAACAGGGCACCCTGGTGGCGCGCTTGCTTGAGGTCGGCGGCGATCTGGTCGGCACGTTTGGTCTCGTCCTGAATGAAGCTCCAGCGCTGGTGAAGATCGTTCCAGTCAGACTTGCGGCCGTCGCGTTGTGGGATCTGTGCTGACTCGCAGACGAAGCCCAGGGCACGGGCTTCGCGTACCCATCGACGAGTGTATGCGTTGGCGGAGGGTTCGTTATCCAACGCCCAAACCAGCTTGGGCAATTTCCCGCCTTCGCGGACTTTGATCAATGCCTTGAGTGAGTCGCCCGGAAACGCATTCGAAGACATGGCCGATACGGCCGCGATGTCGTTGTGCACCAGGGCAATGGCATCAAAGATCCCTTCTACAATCCAGATTTCCTTGACTTCAAGTAGGTCGACGCACGGCGGACACCACCACACGCCGCGATAGCTGTCCTTGGATTTGAAGCGTGCCTTCATCTTGCCGAAACGGTGCGGCTGATCAATCAGGCGTTCCCACCAGCCGCCTTTCTCCAACGGGAATCGCACAGTGGCGCTGCCAGCGTTGTGTTCAACCGAATAGAACGTTTCCTGAGTGAACCACCCCTGAATCAGCTCAAACCGAAAGCCCCGGGCGAACTCTAGGTAAGCGCGTGCAGTAGCGTTGGGGTGCTGATCCGTAGCCGGCGCACGTTTGCTCCAGTCTTCAAACAGATCGTCGTACAGCTCTTTCACGTGCAGGGTATGGCCACACTTTTCAGGTCGGCCGCAAATCACCATCCATGGCGTATCAAACCTCGAATACAGCTCTTTCTTTTTGCACTTCGGGCACGTGCCGCCGCGCATGTAATCGGTGCCCGTGCGGTGCTTGAGCCCAAAGTCAAACTGGAGGCGCTGCAACACGTCGTGGCGTAGATCTTCTTTCATGGGGTTACTTCACTGCTTTGAGGCTGTGGGACAGGGCTGCCATGAGGCGTTTTTGTGCAGCCATGACCGGAACGTGGGCGAGAATGGCACCGTGGCGCAGTCCGTCCGCCACAAGGCGGAACTGGTCGGCGTACCAGTGTTCATTGAGGCTCAAGCGATACTGTTCACGCAGGTTGGCCAGCAACGCTTCGGCCTCGGCCGGTGGCAGTTGGGTGGTGACAATTACGGCGTTTGCCATCGTTAAACCTCGTTTTCGGGCGCAGCTCACCCAAACCCACGGAAGTGGGGCCGGCGATAGGTTGGATTGGGTGTTACGAGTTAGCGGAGCGCAAACGCACGTTGTCTGGGGCGTTTAAGATGCGTTCATAGATCAGGCTGACAGGAACGGACCAGTGAAGCCCCTTAATGGGATCCTTGATGACCACAACAGTGTCGCTGCTGTAGTCCAGATCGAGACGCTGGCGGAAGGCGATCTCCACCAACTCGATGTGGGCGAGGGACGCCAGTTTGACCGCAACTGATTCCGTTACGTCGAGGCAGGTCACCAGGTGGTTGATGGTTCGGTTGAGAAGCGTCGACAGATCGCCCAGGTGTTCGGCTTGATGACGTTCAAGAAACGCCAGCGCGGCGTTTTGCATGCATTCCTGATAATCCAGGGTGTTGGTCTGAGCTTTCATTTGGCTTTCCCCGATTTAGCGCGGTAGAGATCAATCGCCGCGTAGACTTCAGCAGTCCGGGCAGCCATGTGCAGTACATGGGCACTCTGGATCAACTCTGCCTCGATGTCGGTGATCACCCCGTCCTCGAGTGCCTGGGCAATTGCTTGATCGACTGTTCCGTGCTTAGCCGAACTTTGGATAGCCCGCGCATACATCTCTACGTTGTCCAGGTTCTCTGGATGGACCACCGGAACGAACATACCGCCGTACATTGCCGCGACGTAGTTCGGTAGATGTTGGGTGCCTGTGACTTGCTCCAGCTGGAAAATCTGCGCATCGGTCAAGGGGCGGCAATTGTTGTTTTCATAGGCGTGGTTATCAAATTTCTTGAGTGGCAGACCTATACGAGCAGCGGCGCATTCGCGGCCACCGTCAAAGGTGCAAATAATTGCGCTGACAACTTCCCGGCGTGTTTTTAGAACTTGGCTTTCCATCTTCTGCTGTTCCCTCAGTGCGCTGGCCATTACTGTCCAATCACGCCGTCTTTGATACCGAGTAACACGGCGGCGCGATGTGCCTCCCCCCGGCGACCTTTGATCCGACCGTTCAATAGGTCGCTGACTAAATTTTTATTCAAGCCGTGCTTGCGGCTGAACTCCGCGATGCTCACTCCCTTGTGATCAAGAGCGGCCCGGGCTTGCTCGGGTGTAATGGTGGCGGGCATCATGTCTACTCTGTTTGTTTGTGGTTGTTTCTGTTTGTCTGTGGCAATTCTTGGTCAAAAAATTGATCAGGTCAAGCGTGGTGAATAAAAAAATGCTCATAGCTGACGGAGTAGGTGATCGCCTAAGGGAAGAGCGCGAGCGCTTAGGTTTGAATCAAACTGATTTTGGAACGTTGTTGGGAGTAAGCCGTGGGACCCAAAAAAACTATGAGCTAGGTGCTAATTCGCTGGACCTGCGCTATGTGTCAGCCTTGACGGAACACAAGGTCGATGCGGCTTATGTACTTTCGGGGCATAGGTCTCCATCACCTGGGCAGGGACTTGCTCCTGAAGAAGCGGAACTGGTCGACCAGTTCAGGAAATTGCCCCCGGATGATCAAAAAACTGTGCGGCGAATTGTCAGGTCTATGGCAGCTGAGGCCGATGGGAAGTCCGATTGACTCGTAATAATTTGTGTACCTCCGATGAGATAGCTGCGCCGGTGGGCCATTCACGGCCCAATACCGTCAAGTCAGCAAATGCAATAACGGAGCAGTACGCATGTTGGATCGCAAGAATTTGGAAAGCAGGAACCGTGATTCTGTTGGTTGTGAATGCTTGGAGCTTACGGATCTAGAAGTCCGTCTTATCAAGCTGTACCGGCAGATATCGGATAAAGACCGCCAGCAGGTACGACGCATCGCTGGCTATCTGGCAGAACCTTCCGACATCGAATAATCGACTTGATTAACACTTAAAGCATGCGCCGGTCCTTAATGCCGGCGCTCTTCAGCCGCATCAAGCTGCGCCAAGTTGATCGAATAGCTCCCGCTGTTTTGCCTTGGGCATCTCCCTTAAACGGTCGAACAGCATCCGTTCGTATGACTGGGCGGAGGGGCTGAGCGTGTGCGAAAACGTCAAATTCGCCACCCATGTGTGTCCGCATGTTGCGTCGAGGCATTGGCAGTAGAGCTTGGCAAAATCCCGTGATAGCTCCTCCCTTGAAGCAATTCGGCCCTTATTTCCGCACTTGCATACAACTCTCATGTGTCCCTCCCCAGGGCAGTCAGTAGCCACTATTTTGCCATAATTTGTAGTGGTAATTGCTGCTTTACGACGTTTGCCCAGTGTTATCGACTGGTGTTTTTGTTTATTTCCAGGATATTTTTCTGTCGCGCCTGAGCGTGTCGTTCAACTGGCTGAACAGCTGGCAAATCGGCTTGATCTCATTGCTGGTGTACACACGATCGATCTTCTCGATATCCCCAAACCCGCCGCTGTTTTCCGGGATGATCCCGGCCAGGGCGGGGTTCATTCGCCAGGCTGCGATCACGTCGTTACGAGTGATGTTTTTCACCTTCTCCAGCTCGTCCTTGGCCTGGAAGTCCCCCACGGGGATGATCTGGATCGCGTTTTCCTTGCCGTTGGGGATGTTCACGAACATCGAGCGGAAGTTACCCACGCCCTTGCTGGCGCTTATCTGTGCACGCAGGTTCTCTTCGTCTTCTTCGGTCAGGTCCGGGTCGTTGGTGTAGAAGATGTATCCCGCGTGCGCGCCGTTGCTGTAGTAGCGCCGGCGGAACAGGGTCGCGGCCTCGTTGAGCAACAGCGCCTGCAGGCCGCCCAGGTAGTCGGGCACGCCGTAGATGTTCTGTTCCACGTCGTAATCCAGGACGTGTTCAATTTCGTCCTGGTCGAAGTCCATGAACTTGCTATCGGGCAGCAGCATCCGGAATCCGCCGTCGACCTTCACCCGCATGTTGATGGCGGGCAGGTGCTGCATCTCCAGCACTTCGCCGAAGGCGTTATTATCACGGTAGAAATACGCCTCCCCGAACACCATGTAGTCCAGGCTCGCCCGGCCCATGGTCTGAGTGCTGCAGCCCTCGGACGGGATGAATTCACGCAGCAGCAGGTTGCGCTTGAACTTGGGGATAGCGCCGTGGTGCGCGTTGGCGCGCAGCAGCTTGGCCAGGCCCGCCCGCGACACTGGCGGTTTGTAGATCTCGCCGTCGTCGCTGAGAAACACCCCCAAGTATTCGCCGATGTTGCTGGACAGCACTTGTTCGGGTTCCCCGAAGGTGAACGCTCGCATGGGCTGCTGCTGTCGCGCCTGTTGGCTGGTTTGGGGCTTTTTGTGTCGTGGCTTGGGCATTGGTTCCGCTCGTGACGTAGCGGCTACGGCGCCGCTTGTTGGTGTTGAGGGGTTCATTGAACAGGGCGTGCATGATCGACCAGGCGATATCGGCATGGCCGGTAGCGTCGGTGCGCGAAGCGCTGTAGGTGACCTGGCCGCTGGTGGTGGTACCGCGTTTGATGGTCAGGAACGCCTGGGCGATGTCGGTCCAGCCGGCATCCCATTCGATGCGGCTGCCCTGGATCGTGTCCTGAGCCTTGAGTACCAGAGTGTTTTTGGTTTCAAGGCTGTAATGTATAGCGGTCGCACGCGGGTAGAAGTCGCGCACCAGGTCAAACACGCCGTAACCGATACCGGTCGTGTCGATGCCGATGTGTTGCACGTTGAAACGCTCGGTAAGCTTCTTGACCTGGTCGGCCTGGTATTTGAATGACTGCCCACGCCAACTGTGTTTTTCCAGGATGCGGAATTTCGCGCCGGGTTCCAGCGGGGGAGCGACCACCACACAGGTGGCGTCGTCGCGGGTACGGCTCGGGTCGTAGCCAAGCCACACCGGGCTGTTGCCGAACGGCCGATCCAGTTCCGGGTCGTAGTCTTCCCACAACGACAGGTCGGAATAGCACCGCTCCAGGTCTTTGAGACCGAATGCGCTTTGGCTGCTGTCGATGAACTTGCAATAGAACAGTTGCTGGAATTTGTCTTCGTCGTACTCCAGCTGCAGTTGCTCGAGGTCGAACAGATCGCAGCCACCGGCGATAGCATCGTCCAGAGTGATGGTTTTGCGCCATTGACCATCGGGGCACAGCGCGCCCTGGGTGTAAGACGCCTCGGTGGGCCAGGTGCCGCCAGCTTTCTTGCCGCGCTTGCTGTTGCGGAATTCCTCACCGGACCAGAACGGGTAAGCCTGGTGGGATACTGCGCTGGGGGTCGAGAAGTAAGTTTTTCGCCACTTCTTATGGGTGCCCATGGCGCTGGCCACGGTGCTAAGTTTGTCGAAGTCGCGTATCCAGAAATACTCATCGACATAGACGTGGCCATGGTAGCCCTGGGCGGTGCTGCTGTTGGTGCTGAGAAAGCGCAGCTCGGCGCCGTTGCTGAGCGTGATCGGGTTGCCAGTCAGCTCGATGTCGAACCACTGCTTGGCGAACTGGATGATGTAGCTGCGGAAAATTTCCGACTGCGAGCGGCTGGCCGAGAGGAACACCTGGTTGTCGCCAGTCAGCACTGCATCCATGAAGGCTTCGCCGGCGAAGTAGTAGGTCAGGCCCACCTGCCGGCTTTTCAGGATGTTGCGGATTCGGCACGTCAGCGGGTTTTGCTTGGCCGCGAACAGCTCCTGCTGATAGCGGTACATTTTGCTGATGAACTTATCCAGGAAGTCGACTTCGGTCAGCCCGCTGATGTCGTTCTTGGCTTTCTTCTCGCGTTTCTTCCCTCCGCTATCGCCACGGCCCGAACCTTCCCCACGCGCGCCCTGGCGGCGTTCCTGTGGTTCGCTTGCTGATTCTCCGATCTGCGCTGGCGACGGTTTGACCGATTGCTTTAACAGGCGCTCGCGCACCGTTGTCAGCCGGTCCAGCTCGTTGAGTTCATCTTTGGTCAAGCTGCTGGCTTTGTCCAGGAGCAGGGTGATTCGCCGGCCGACAGCGGTCAGCGGTTCTTCGTCCGACAGCATGTCCTCCCATCCGCCCTGGCGTATCCAGTAGTAGACGATGCGGATGTTGGGCAGGTTGAGCTGCGCCTGAATTTCCTTGGCCTTGCAGCGGCGCAGAAACAGGCGTTTAGCGGCTTCTTTAACTTCGGTCGAGTAGTACATGGGCCGCAGTCTATGCGGCGAAAACGCTGGAAACGCGGGGTTAAATTCCGTGATCCGCCTATATCTCAAATGTAGGAGAAACGCGCATTTGAACCGTTTGTTTGAGGGCTGACGGCTCCCTATCTTGGCGGCTCATTCAACCGATTGAGCGCAGTCAACGCCCATGCCCCGTTCCCTTGTTTCGTACTGGAAACGTGTCGCCACCAGCGGCACCACCGCCGATGGTCGCGAGATCCTTCCCCAGGAACTGCGCGATATCGCTGAAACCTACAAGCCGTCCAAATACACGGCAGTCATCTGGTGCGACCACGAACGCTGGAGCGGTTCCCACGGCACCGTCTTTGCGGTTCGCCTAGTGGAAGAGGGCGATGACTTAGAGCCCGGGCAAATCGCCTTGGAGGCACAGCTCAAGCCGAACGATCGTCTTCTGCAGCTGAATGATCAGGGCCAAAAGCTCTTCTCCAGCATCGAGATCACCCCGAACTTCGCCGGCAGCGGAAAAGCCTACCTGACAGGCCTGGGCGTCACCGATGAGCCCGCCAGCCTTGGCACCCAGGAACTCTATTTTTCCAAGCAAACCCACCAAAACTCCTTCTACGCAGCCTCCGTCGAGCTGGGCTCCTTTGAAGCCGAACCGCAGAGCGAGGTCGGCAAGCTGGTCGGCTTGCTCACTGGCCTTTTCAAGCGTTTTGCCACTGACGCCGAGCCCGAACCTACCACCCCAACTGAGAGCAAAACCCCAATGGATGAAGCTACCGCAACGGCCCTCAAAGCCCTGCTGGAGCAGCTGCTTGTCGTCGCTGCCGGCATTCAGGCTGTGATTGAACCCGCCGCCGCAGATGCACCAGAACCTGACCAAGCACCCATCGACGACGTGAGCGCGGCTGTAGACGAGATCGTTACTACAGCCGAAGAAGAACGTGAGTTCCGCCGTAGCGGTGGGTCGAACAAGGCCGTTCTGGTGCAACTGGAGAAGCTACAAAAGCAGTTCTCCGCTTTGCAGAACACTTCAACCGGCCGCCAGTTGCCACGCAACCCCGGCCCGGTGACCACCACCAAAAAGCGGGTGCTTTGACATGGCCCAGCCATTAAGCGCCCGTGGCGCCAAACAATATGCCGAGCTGCAGGAAGCGTATGCCGAAGCGTACGGTGTCGAAAGTTCGGCCCGGATGTTCAGCGTTGACCCGACGATTGCCCAAGAACTGAACGACGCGATCACCGCGAAAGCCGACTTCCTGGAGCGCATCAACGTCACTCCGGTCAGCGAGATCAAGGGCGAGAAGGTGTTCATTGGCGTGAACGGTCCGGTAACCGGCCGCACCAACACCAAAACCACCGATCGGGAAGCCAAAGACGCCTCGGCACTGGATAACACCCAATACGAGCTGGCTGATACCCAGTCGGACGTGGGCCTTCCATACGCCAAGATCGACGCCTGGGCGAAGTTTCCGGACTTCAAGGAACGTTATTCCGCTGCAGTGCAAAAGCGCATCGCGCAGGACCGGATCGTTATCGGTTTCCATGGCACCCACGCTGCAGCGCAAACCGACCTGGAGAAATATCCGAAGCTGCAGGACGTGAACAAAGGCTGGCTGCAGCAACTGCGCGAGCAGGCCCCGCAGCAGGTGCTGAAGGAGGGCGCTACCGCTGGCAAGGTTATGCTGGGCGCCGGCGGTGATTACGCCAACCTTGATGCCCTGGTGCACGACACCAAGCAGATGGTCGACGAGATCCTGCGCGAAGACGGCGACCTGGTCGCGATCATCGGCACCGACTTGCTCGCTGCTGACAAGGCCAAGCTGTACACCAAGCAAGGCGACACGCCGACCGAAAAAGAGCGCATCGAAAACGCACAGGTCATCGCCACCTATGGCGGTCTGCCGGCGTTCAGCGTGCCGAACTTCCCGGTCAATGCGGTGCTGGTCACCAGTTGGGACAACCTGTCGATTTACTTCCAGGACACCAGCTGGCGTAAGCAGACGATCGAGAATCCGAAGCGCTCCCGCGTCGAGGATTACAACAGCCGCAACGAAGGCTACGTGATCGAGCAGTTGGAAAAGATCGCCTTCACTGAAAACGTGGAGCTAGTGAAGTGAGCCTGGCCCTGGCGCACAAACGGCGCACCTTGGCGTTGGGCAGCACAGCAGTGGCGGCGCTCGCCGCTACTGCTGGAATGGCCTACTCGCCAGCCGATGCCCTGAGCAGCCCGGCCAACGCCCGCAAGCACTTGCTGTTGCAGGAAGCGGCATTAGACCAGGACCTGGCTCGAATCAGCGCGATCAACGGCCTGGCCGGACGCCAGGCCCTTAAGCGCGAAGAGCTGCTGCCCAAGTATCAGGAATACGTACAGCGCTACTGCGAGTCGGGGCTGAACTTTCCCAACCGTGTAGCGGTGCAGGTGATGGTCTGGTTGTTCGATACCGCCCAATTTGAAGATGCGCTGGAGCTGGCTGACTTCCTGATGGAGCAGGGCGGTCAGCTGATGCCGGAGCGCTTCAAGCGCCGGGATATCCAGACCTTTGTCGCCGATGCCGTGTGCGAGTGGGCCTACGCCGAATACAACGCCGGCCGTAGTCCGGAGCCCTACCTATCTGACCTGTTGCCCCGCGTTGATGGCGAATGGCAGCTGACGGAGCAGATCCCCAGCAAGTACCACAAGTTGATCGGCATGCGCGCCATGGAGGCCGAGCAGTGGCAAAGCGCGCTCAAGCATTTAGAGCGCTCCACTGAGCTGTACCCGAAAGCCGGCAACGACACTCGCATCGATAAGGTCCGCAAGGCCCTGGCAAAACAAGCGGCCGCTACCCCGGCCACCGAATAACCGACTACCCCCCCCCAGCGGGGACTTGTGGAAGTGAGCCGTCCATTTATGGACCGTCCCACTGAAAACAGGCTCCCCGCCCTATTTGAGCGGCCAGCAATGAGCTTTTCCGGGAAAACAACCACCTTTGTGGAACAGGCGATCGAGAACGACGGTTTTTGGCCTGACCTCTCTGTATCGGAGTTCCAGAAGGAACAACGCCTGCCGGCGGAGTACCTGGTAGAGCTGCTGGTCGACACACTGAAAAGCGCCATGGTCGAGGTGAACGCCGACCTGGCCCGCGTCAAAGCAACGTTGCAAAGCGCCGGCGTGTCGAGCCTTACTGCAGCTGCAGGTGTGGCAACCCTCGCAGCATGGGCCTACGCCCAAAAGATCACGCTTTACAAGCGCGCTGTGTACTGCCGCGCCAAAGGCCACTCACTTCCGCAGTTCGCCACCGTCACCCGCCGCGAAAGCGCCGAGAACACCGGTAAGGAAGCGCCCGAGCGTGCGGAAACCTTCTTGGCCTTCAGCCAGCAGGCCGTGCGCGCCCTGCAGGGCCGTGGCCGCATCACGGCGGCGCTGCTGTGATCCAGATGCAGGCGCTGACCGCCTTCCTGATGGCGCGCAACCTGGTGGCGCCGGAGCAGTTCGATAGCTGGACGGAACAGGTCAGTCTTGAACTGATTTGGAAGCCTGACCGCGACGGCCTGCACATGTCCGATATGCGCTACCGCGCTGTGTTCTCCCTGGAGCGATTCGCCGGCAACCCGGCCAGGCTGATGGCTTTGGTGGGCAGTTGGCTGGAAAACCATGATCCCGATCGGGACCGCCACGAACTGCCGGCGCCGCTGTTCGCAGTTGAACCGCTCGACCAGGACAGCTTCGACGTGGACCTGTCCCTGGAATTCGTCGAGCCGCAGTACCTGGCCGAAGACCCTGATGGCGAGATCGAGGCGTTCGGCAAGACCTGGGCGTTCGTCCCGTTCGATCTGTGGGTTGCCGAGCATGGCGAGGTGGGCAGCAATGGCCGCTAACCCGCTCGACCTCGATGTCAGGGGCTTGCTCGATGTCGACGCCCAGTTGGCGTTGCTTGAGCTGCCGCCCCAACTGCGCCGGCGGTTACTGAACAGAGTGACCACACGTGTGCGGACCATGAGCCGCAAACGCGTACGTGAGCAGCGGAACACCGACGGCACCCCCTTCGCTGAGCGCAAGGGCAGTGCCAAGGGCAAAAAGAAGATGGAAGCCGGCCTGGCCAAGCTGCTGCAGGTCACCCGCGTCAGTTCCGACGAAGCCGAGCTGGGCTGGAAAAATGCCTTGACTCGTTGGGTCGCCGCCCAGCAGCACAACGGCGTCAGTGAGCGGCGCACCGCTGCACAGATGCGGCGCTGGAACAAAGTCCCCCCAGGCATCGCCTGCACCGACAAACAGGCCAAGCGCCTGCGCCGGCTGGACTTTCGTATTCGCCAGAAGGGCAAGAAGGCACTGGCCAGGCCGTCGGTGGCATGGATTCAAGAACACGTGAACTACGCCAAGGCCGGCTTGCTGATCCGCATTTTGAACGACGAACGAACCGAGTCTACCGGCGCGCAAAGCTGGGATATCACCCTGCCCAAACGCCAGTTCCTCGGTGTGGTGAGCGGAAGCGAAACCCGCGACCTGGTTAACCAGGTGTTCCAACAAATCCTTAATTCACCCCGCTAACGAGGCACAGCATGGCACTTGGCAAAGTCAGCGTTAACAATCTCAATCTGGGCCAAGGCGCCGTGACTGAGATCGAGCGCTATTTTCTGTTCATCGGCCCCGGTCCGAAAAACACCGGCAAATTGATCGCCCTCAATACCGATAGCGATCTGGACACCCAACTGGGCTTACCGGCCAGTGACCTGAAAGCCCAGGTCACTGCAGCACGTCTGAATGGCGGCGATCGCTGGGCGTGCCTGGCGGCGCCGATCGCGCCGGATGGCGACTGGATCAAAGCCCTGGAGATGTCCCAGCAGCAGGGCTTTTCCGTCGAGGCGGTGGTGATCACCAAACCGGTGGCCACCGGCGCCGAGCTGTCGGCCATGCACGACGCGGCCGTGTCGATGAATGACACCTACGGCCGTCGTGCCTTCGTTATGGCGGCCACGGCCGGCCTGTCGCTAAGCCCATTCCAAAGCTGGGCCGAGTACCTGGTGGCTCAAAAAGCGATTACCGCCGGCGTATCCGCGCCGCGTGTCCTGGTAGTGCCGCAACTGCACGGTAACGACCTGGGCGTATTGGCCGGCCGGCTGGCCAATGCGGCCGTCAGCATTGCCGACAGCCCAATGCGCGTGGCCACCGGCGCAGTGCTGGGGCTTGGAGCCGTGCCTGTCGACTCCGAAGGCGTGCCATTGCCGTCCTCGATCCGCGCGGAACTCGACAAGGCGCGTTTCTCCGTCTCCCAGACCTATTCCGATTACCCGGGCGTGTACTGGGGCGACGGCAACATGCTCGATGCGCCAGGTAGCGACTACCAGGTCGTGGAGTACCTGCGCCTTGCGGACAAGGCCGCGCGCCAGGTCCGGCCGCTGTTGATTCGCCGCGTAGCCGATCGTCGCTTGAACAACACCCCCAACAGCATGGCCGTGAACGTCAATGCCCTGATGGCGCCGCTGCGCCGCATGGCCAAGTCGGTCAAGTTCGCCGGCGAGGTGTTCCCGGGTGAGATCGAATCGCCGAAAGACGGCGACATCGTGCTGACCTGGAAGAGCAAAACCGCCGTTGAGGTGTACATCAAGCTCAAGCCTCACAACTGCCCGAAAGACCTCACGGCGAACATCGCCCTGGACCTTTCCAACGACGATTCGGAGTAACCCCTCATGTCACGTATTGGCGGCAAGAACTTCGACGTGAACCTGGGCGATCTGCTGGTCCACGTTGAAAGCTGCACCCTGGATATCACCGACAACAGCAAGACCGCACAAACCCGGGGCGTGCCTGACGGCTACGTGGACGGCGATGTGGCAGCGGCCGGGGAACTGGAGCTGGATTCCACCAACTTCAACCTGCTGATCGAAGCGGCGCGCACTGCCGGCAGTTTTCGCAAGCTCGATGCCTTCGACACGGTGTTTTTTGCCAAGGCAGGCGACGACGAGCTGCGCATTGAGGCCTTCGGTTGCAAGTTGAAGGTATCCAGCCTGCTGAGCATCGATCCCAAAGGTGGCGAGAAGACCAAGCACAAGGTGCCGTTCGAGGTCACCAGCCCGGACTTTATCCGTATCAACGGCGTGCCGTACCTGGATGCCACCGAGATCGAGGGTATTAGCTGATGGTCTGCCCGTTCGATCGCGCCCAAGCCCTGGAACAACGTCAGCGGGACCAGGCTATCAACGCCCAGTTGGCCCAGGCCCGGCGAGAGTCAGCGGGCCCAAGCCTTACCCACTGCCAGGACTGTGATAACGAGATTCCGGCAGCGCGCCAAGCGCTCGGCGGCAAGACCCGCTGTGTCCCGTGCCAGTCTTTTTTCGAAAAAGGAGTGCAGCGATGAGCACGAATCAGGCGGCCCAGGACACCGCCATCGCACTGGCGAAAGCGTCACCTGCGATCGGTGTAGCCGCCACTGGGGCGACAGGGGCCATCGACTGGTCGGCTGTCGCCTACATGCTGACTGCCGTTTACATGGTGCTGCAGATCCTGCTGTTGGTTCCCAAGTATCGCCAGATGCTGCGTGACTGGAAGGTGAAGCTATGAGCCTGCGCGGCAAGATCGCCGCCGGCGCTATCGCGCTATGCAGCTCCACGCTCGTGCTGTTTTTGGGCACGTGGGAAGGCAACGGCCAGAACATCGTCTATGCCGACAAGCTGGCCCGTGGCCTACCAACCGTGTGCAAGGGCATCACCCGCCACACCAGCCCTTACCCGGTGGTTGTGGGGGATTACTGGTCGGACGCTCGCTGCAGCGAGGTGGAGCAGTTGGTGATCAGCAAAGGCCAACTGCAGCTGGCCGACTGCATCACCAATCAGGACGTGGGCCAGAACACGTTCGACGCCCTGAGTAGTCATGGCCACAACTTCGGCAACCCCAGCACCTGCGCCAGTCGCGCCGTGGGCCTGATCAACGCCGGCCGCATCAAAGAGGGCTGCGAGGCCCTGGCCTGGGCACCGGATGGCAAAACCCCAGTGTGGGCCTTCGTCACCACCGCCCAGGGCAAGAAGGCGTTTATCCCAGGGCTACATGCTCGCCGCCTGGCGGAAGCCGCGTTGTGTAAGGCGGGCTTGTGATGCGCGAAGGCATTTTCATCCTGGTGGTGTGCCTGGTGGCCTGGTTCGGCTTCGATCTGCTGGAAGGCCAGCGCGACACCGCCCGTAACGAGCGTGACGCCGCGCTGTTCGAAGCCAGCGGCCTGCGCGAAGCGGCGCGGATCAGCGGCGAGATGCTGGCCGAACGTGACGCTATCGACCTTCAACGAACCCAGGAACTCAACGATGAACGCATCGAAAACGACGGCTTGCGCCGCGCTGTTGGCGCTGGCCTTAAGCGGCTGCGCCTCAACGCCACCTGCAGCGTCCCAGCCACCCCAGCGGCCGGCGCCGGCGGCGTGGCTGATGCAGGCACCGCCGAACTCACAGCAGACGCTCGACAGGATTATTTCACCCTCAGAGATCAGCTTGCCCTCAGTCGGCAAATGATTCTGGGCCTGCAGGACCACATGCGCCGGGTTTGCCTGCGCTGATTCAACACTTTCTAAATCTGAACGGAGCAACACCATGACCGATACACGCGATATCACCCTGGAAGTCGGCGACAAGGAATTCACCTTCGCTCTGACCCCGCAGGACGTGACCAAGTACTTCAACGCCGTGACCCAGACCAACAAGGTTTCGCCGGCCAACAACCTGCTGGTGACCACCGTTAAGCAGGAACAGCGCGCCACGCTCAAGGCCCAGTTGGGCAACCCGGTATTGGTCATGCAACTGGCCGGCGCGCTCCTCGAGGAGTACGGCCCGGACGTTGAAATCACCGTAAAAAAGCCCTCGACCACGCCGAACGACTGACCGAAAGCGGCCTTGGCCAACTGGTGGCCCTGGCCGGTCGCTGGCTACCTGGTGCCGAGCCCACCGCCGAGGTGATGGGGACGGCCAAGTGGCTGGAGGATGAACACTGGCGCCGGATGGAAATTGCCATTGCCAACGGCATCGCCTACGCACTCAACGGATAAACACTGATGGCTGACAAAAGCGCCCGCCTGGCCTTCATTTTGAGCCTGACCGATAAGGTCACCGCCCCGCTGGGCAAGGTCAAGATGGGCTTTTCTGATTTGGCTGAACAGAGCGAAAAGCACATCAAGACGATGGGGTTTGGTCTGGCGGGCATTACGGGCGCGTATGTCGGTATCACCCAATCCATGGAACCAGCCCTTGAGATGAATCGCGCCCTGGGCGAAGTTCGATCATTGAACGTGGCCGAGGATGCGTTGAATGCGTTGAACCGCAAGTCTTTGGAGTTTTCCGTGGCGTATGGCGAAAACGCCCGGGATTTTGTCGCCTCGGCGTATCACATTGAAGGTGCCATTAAGGGACTGGTGGGCAACCAGTTGGCGACTTTTACCAACGCCAGCGACGTGTTGGCCAAGGCCACCAAGTCCGACGCCGACACCATGGGCACGTACGTCGGCACGATGTACAACCTGTTCAAAGGCCAAGCTGACGCAATGGGGAAAGGGCAGTGGGTTGAAACCCTGGCTGGCCAAACCGCCACGGCGGTGCAGCTGTTTCGCACCAGCGGCGAGCAAATCGGCGAAGCCTTCAAAGCCGCCGGCGGCCTGGCCAGCACTGCAGGCGTGAGCCTGGCCGAGCAAATGGCGGTGCTGGGCACGTTGGGCAGCACCATGGATGGCGGGGAGGCCGGTGGGCTCTACAAATCTTTCTTTGAGAACGTCAGCGGCGCGTCGGAAAAGCTCGGCATGTCCTTTGTCGACCAGCAGGGCAAGTTGCTGCCGATGATGGATATCTTGGACAAGCTCAAAGGCAAGTTCGGGGATCTGTCGATTGAGGCCAACGGCAAGCAGCTGCGAGACGCCTTTGGTGGTGAAGCGGCACGTCTGATTACCACACTGATGGGCGACACCGGCCGCTTGAAAAACGGCATGGAGCAACTGGGCAATGTGCGTGGCCTGGAGAACGCCGAGCGTATGGCCAAAAACATGGTGGACCCGTGGCAGCAGTTCGGCGCCGCCGTGCAAGCTCTACGCATCGCTTTTGGCCAGTCATTGATTCCGATCCTGACACCGTTGATGGAACGCCTGGTGGGCATTGCAAGCACGCTGACTCGTTGGACCCAGTTGTTCCCCAACATTACCCGGCTGATAGGGATAGTCACGCTGTCGTTCCTGGCGATCACCGCCGCCATGTCGTTGCTGACCCTGACCGTGGGGCTGTCGAAAATGGCTTGGCTGGGAGCCACTGTGGTGTGGAATGCTCTCACTTGGTCGGGCTACCGCAGCATCGCAATGTTCCTGTACCACACCGTGATGGTGATCGGCTTTGTGGCTGGCTTAGTGCTGATGGTTGCCTGGATGGGTCTGGTCAAAGGCGCGATGCTGCTGTGGCAGGGCGCGATCTGGCTGGTCAATACCGCGTTGTTGGCCAACCCGGTGACCTGGATCGTGATCGGCATTGTTGCCCTGGTCGCGGCTGTTGCGGCGGCGATCGTCTATTGGGACGAGTGGACGAGTGCGCTGCTTAACAGCGAGGCGTTCCAGTGGGTCAGTGGCCAACTGACCGCGCTGTCTGAGTGGTTCGATTCGATGGGCGGCTGGTCAGCCATGGCCAGCGCGGCCTGGGACGGCATCGTCAACATCTTCAAAAGCGCTATCAACGGCTTGATCGAGATGTTGAACAAGATCCCGGGTGTGCAGATTGATGCTGCGTTCGGTGACATGCCGGCCGCGCCGGACTTGCCCACCATCAGCGCGCCACAGGTCGAGGCACCGTTGCTGCCGCAATTGGTGAGCGCTCCCCAGCAACCCATCCAGGCGCCGCCCCTGGTCATGGCTGCTACTCCGAAAGCACCGGCGCCGCCCATGCCAACCCTCAACGCTCTGCAGCCGCAAACCCAAGCGCCGGCCCTGGTGTTGGCACCTGTGCCGAAAACCCCGGCGCCGATCGCCCAGCCACTGACCACTCCCGAAGCCCCGCGTATGCCGCCGGCCCTGGTGGCAGCGCCGGCATTAAAAACGCCGGCGCCGATCGGGCCGCAACTACACGTTGCGCAGCCAACGCAACCGCCGGCTCTGGTCACAGCGTCCAAGCCGACCGAGAAGGCCGAGCAAAGCCAGCAACGGATCAATAGCGCAGTCACCCGTCTGTCACCGAAACGGCCCGACGCAGTGCCCCGGGGCGGCTTGCTGGCCAGCATCCAGAACAACAACCAAACCCAAAACAAGGGCACCCACGTGGAGAACGTCAACATTCACACCGGCAAACCGATGAACCCGCTGGAGCTGGAAGGCATGTTGGCCATGGCGGTGGGCGGATGAGCGAATACATCGACCTGCTGATCGCAGACAACGACCTGGTACTGGACCCGTCGCGTCAGCCGCTGCTGATCGAGGACCGGGCCAGCATCGCCCAGGACATCGCGCACATGATCCGCGAGAGCGGCTTGTTGGTCACTCTGGTGGCCGAGCGCAGCAAGCTGCGTCAGCGCGACTGCATCCAGCAACTGGAACTGCTGGTAGAGGCTGACGAGCGCCTGGTACCGGGCACGGCACTGATTAAACAAGTGGAGTCTGGCCAGTACCTGGTCACGGCGAAAACGCTGAAATTCGGCGACGTCGAGGTGATCCTGTGAGCGATTTAGATTTTAAGCAGGCTCTGGCAGACGGCGGCATCCCAGTCACCGAGGAAGGCTTGCGCCAGGCGTGGGAAAAGGAAGTCGCGGCCCAAGGCTGCAAGATGAGCAATACCAGCGCCTATTCGCCGTTCTGGCGGGTAATCACTGCCCTGGTGACTAAGCCGGTGCTGTGGCTGATCAACTTCGTCAGCGGCACGATCCTGCCGAACTTCTTTGTCAAAACCGCACGCGACAAATGGCTGGATATGCTGGCCTGGGCGGTCAACGTAGAACGCAAAGGCGCGACCAAGGCCAAAGGCGTGCTGCTGTTCACCCGCGATGTGCCGGGTGGCGCGCTGGAATTGCCCGCCGGCGTGAAGGTGCAGTCCGCTTCGATCAACGGGCATATCTACCAGTTGATCACTACCCAGGCCGTGACCTTTGCGGACGGCGTGCTGCAGCTGGAAGTCCCGGTAGAAGCCGAGGACGTGGGCAGCGGCTACAACCTGGCCCCGGGTTACTACGCCATCCTCCCGGTGCCCATTGCCGGCATCGTCCAAGTGGTGAACGCGGACGGCTGGCTGATTGCACCAGGTGCAGATCCTGAGCCGGACGATCAGCTGCGTTTGCGCGTACGCAACCAGTTCTCGGCGGTCAACCAATGGCACACCGATTCGGTGTACCGCGCTATGATTTCCGCCTTCCCAGGCGTTCGGCCGGACGGTGTGTATTTTCTGCACGGCGCCCCACGCGGGCCAGGCAGTGCCAATGCCTACGTTCTATTTGATGCAGACGTGCCGGCGGCGACTTACCTGGAGCAAATCAACGCGCATATCCGCGACCAGGGCAACCATGGCCACGGCGATGATCTGCTGGTGATGGTGATGCCGGAAACCCTGCACGCGCTGAGCCTGACCCTCTGGCCACGGCCGTTACTGACCGTCGAGCAACGCACCAAGCTGCAGGCCGAGGTTGAACAGTTCATTCGTGCGGCGTTCCGCGAGAGCGGCACCGGTGACTATCAGCCGACGCTGACCTATCCCCAGTCGCGGTTTTCATTCAGCCGCCTGGGCGAAGAACTTCACCAGCAGTTCCCTGGCATTGAGTCGCTGCATTTTGACAATGCCGACATCGTGTCAGAGCTGAGCATTCCCAGGATCAAAACCCTGCAGGTGGTGCCGGCATGATCAAACTCAATTTGCCGTTCTGGCTTGATGGCCCGCAGTTGGCCAAGTTGAAAGCCGCTGCCCAGTCCTGGTGGGAAAAGGTCGAAGGTTGGTTGCAGTGGCCGCTGCTGCAGATGGATGCCGACACCTGCCACCTGACCGTGCTGGATCTGCTGGCCTGGCAACGGGATATCAGCCGCTTCAAGGACGAACCCGAAAGCCTGTACCGACTTCGGGTCAAGTTCGCCTTTATCAATGCGGTCGACGCCGGCAGCACGGCAGGGCTCAAACGCATCCTGCAGCGCTTGGGCGTGGGCTACGTCGAGATTGACGAACGCATGCCCGATCGGGACTGGGACGTTGTGATGCTGCGTCTTTCCGACTCCCAACTGTCGCAGAACCCGGAGCTGCTGCGCGTGCTGATTCAACAGTACGGCCGCACCTGTCGGCGCTATGACTTCGTGACCCTCACCCCCGTATCGCTGCGCCTTGTCGCGGCTGACTTTAACGACGATCAGCAAACGCTGATCGCCAGCCTGTAGGAGCCTCTCGTGGGAGCCAGTATTACCCTTGCAGGCGAAAGCCTGATTGCCCAGAAACTCGGCGCTCAACAGCGCCTTGAGGTTGTGCGCTTTGTGTTTGCCAACGTACCCGGCCTGAACCCGAACAGCCCAGTCAATCGCGCCGCGCCGAAGCCGCCGGCGGCGCAGATCGTCCACACCTATACGATCCCGCCGAAAAATATCGGGTTTGTGAACCCCAATCAGGTGGTTTACAGCTCGATGCTGGGCAGCGATATCGGGGACTTTGACTGGAACTGGATCGGCCTGGAAACCGCCGAGAACGTCCTGTTGGCCGTGGCCTATGTCCCGCTGCAGCAGAAGCGTAAGAATATTCCGCCGCAGCAGATCGGCAACAACGTCACTCGCAACATTCTGGTGGTGTTCGACGGCGCCCAGGCGCTGACTGGCATCACGATCGATGCCAGCACCTGGCAACATGACTTTACCGTGCGCCTCAAAGGGATTGATGAGCGCGAGCGTCTTAGCAACCGCGACATGTTTGGTCGAGCGTGCTTCTTCCGCAACGGCTGGCAGGTGCAGAAGGTCGGGACCTGGTATCAACTGAATCCAGGATTGGCCTACATTGAAGGTATTCGTCTGGAGCTGACCAGCGCCTATCAGATCGCTCCGGCCAGCGCTCCGGCGCCCGTGTGGCTGCACGTTTCTTTACGCGGGGAAATGAACGATGTAGTGGCAAGTTGGAAGGTAGTTTTTGATCCTAACCAGGTCGACTACGTGGATGCCGCTGGAACCCGTAATTACTGCATTCAGTTGGGCCATATCGCAGGCTCAGGGCTGGTAACCGATCAACGCAAGGTTGCCGAAATTGAAGGGCCGCTGGTTGACCACTTCGCCGCCCAGGTCGGTCATTACCCCCAACTGCGTTCGGGCAATGCAGACAAGCTGAGCAATCCGCGCAAGATTAATGGCGTGGCATTTGACGGTTCGGCGGACGTGACGGTAGAGGACAACTCCAAGTTGCCCCTCACCGGTGGCACGATGGCTGGGGGCATCCGCGCTGACTTCCCTGCGATGGGTGGCGGCTTTGTGGATTGGTGGAAAAGAACCCCAGCCTTGCAGATTGATTGCCCAGTTAATCAGTACGCTTATTCCATCTGGAAAGGCACGAACTGGGATGAGCGCGATCTGGCGGCGATGGACGTCTATTCCGGAGGCTCTAAAGATTCCGTCCCCTCGGTGGTGCTGCATGTCCATCCGAAGATTAATGCCTTCACGTTCGAGGGTAGCGGTGATCTGGCGATCCTCGGCCGCTACAAAGGCAGCGGGGCCCTGTTGCAGGGTTTGAATGCCAGCGAGATGGCGACCGGGATAGTCCCCAAGGCCCGCCTGGCGGGGACCTACGACGTCAGTGTTACGGGTAACGCCAAGACGGCGAGCAGCCTTGAATCCGCTCGGCGTATCAACAACGTACCGTTCGACGGTTCCAAAGATATTCAGATCACCGATGACGGAAAGCTGCCACTGACTGGCGGCACACTGAGCGGCTCGCTCTATGCGGACTTTCCGGCAATGGCTGGTTACTTTGTGGATTGGAAAGACCGCAGCGCGGCCTTGCAGATCTCTTGCCCGACTAATACAGCGGCCTATCAAGTATGGCGAGGCACTTGCTGGGGAGATCGTCACCTGGCTGCTATGGAGGTGTATGCCGGCGGTTCCTCCACATCCCAACCCACTGTGGTGATGCATGTAGGAGGGGCCGTTGGGGCGTTTACCTTCGATGGTTCTGGCTCCCTCACTATCAAGGGATCCTACATTGGCGACGGTGGATCGCTGGGCGGTTTAAACGCCGGCGCACTTGCCTTGGGCACCGTTCCCGCTGCACGCCTATCAGGCACCTACAGTATTGCTGTTACGGGCAATGCGGGCAGCGCTTCAAAGCTTGCGACACCGCGACTGATCAATGGCGTGGAGTTTGATGGCACCCAAAACATTACGATCGGGGATGCGACCAAACTACCGCTGGCAGGCGGCACGCTGACGGGGACCGCAAGGTTTGACTTTCCGCAACTGGGCGGTGGGTTTGTCGACTGGCGCAGCAGGTCGCCAGCGATTCAGTTGGATTGTTCCATAAATAGCTACGCATACATGGTTTGGCGCGCTACCAAGTGGAATGAGCGGCATTTGGCCTCAATGGAAGCCTATGCCGGCGGCGGAGCCAGCACACCCGCGCAGGTGGTGACCCATGTTGGTTCAACCAACAACGCGATGACTCTAACTGAGGGCGGCAACCTGTCCGTGGCCGGTGCCTACTTTGGTAGCGCGGCGGGGCTTACGAACTTGCCTCAGGCGACACCCGACGTGCCTGGCGCGGTATTGAAGAACACTGCATCGCTGGGACCAAGCGGCTGGTGGAAATGCGCGCAAACCGGCCTCATTAAACAGTGGGGCTTCACACTGGGCGCCTCAGACACTGTGACCCACCGCAGTTTTCCCATCGCGTTCCCAAATCGTTGCACGTCATTGGTCGCATCCAGGACAAGCGTCTTTTATTCCGATACTAGCACCGGCACCAACACTCTGATCGTCAGCAACTCTCAGTTCTCGGTGATATCCGGTCCTTTCAACTCGCCCGATGAAATCTACTGGGAGGCCACTGGCTACTAATCATGAGCATCTATTTTCACGCCGCAACAGCTGGCTTCTACGACACCCGCGCCCATGGCGAGCGTACTGCCCTTATCGCTGATCCGAAGTGGAAACACCCCATGATCAGCGTGCCGGACCCTGACTGGATGGCACCCGAGGGCTCAACGGATACAGCTCCGATGATTAAAGTTAAAGACCCCAAGGCCAAACCACCTTTGATAGAAGTCCCGAATGCTGGCTGTAACCTGCCGCCAGCTGCGCAATTACTGGAGATCACCCAGGCCGAATACCAGGCTCTATTTGCCGCCCAAGCGCAGGGTAAAGTCATTCAAGCCGTCAAAGGCCGACCGGTTGCCCTGGACCCGCCGCCGCTGACGTGGGAGCAGGTAAAAGCAGGGGTTGTGACCAGCGTACAACTGTTCCTGGATCAAACTGCCAAAGCGGCGGGATATACCGACCTCAAGGACGCGATCAGTTACGCGGATGAACCGGCAGTGCCGAAGTTTCAAGCTGACGGCTTGGCGTTTCGTACCTGGCGCTCGTTGTGCTGGGCCTATTGCTACGATCAATTGACGGCGATCGAGCAGGAAAAACGCAAGACACCGACCAGCGCCGAACTAGTGGCCGAACTACCTGCCCTGGTGCTGCCAAATGTCTGACATGAACTGGTCGCCGGTGACAATGCGCTGGCCTGAACAAGCTACCGAGTGGATGGGCCAGCTGTCAGCGGCGCAGGGCCTGGCCGGTGGAGAGCTGGCCAGTACCGCCAAGCGCCTGGCGGATCTGAGCGACAAGACCAGCACCAACCCGGGGCCGGTGGGTAGTGCTGCCCAAGGCGCGATCGCTGCAGGGCGTGCGGCTCTAACAGAGCAAATGGGTGAGGCTCCCGCGTGCCTAGTGGTGACGCCTTTTCAAAGTGGCATTGGTCAGGGACGCGGTTACCAGCGTTTCCTGTCGGCGCCGAACTTGCTGCAGCACCTGGCTGGCAAACTGGTGGACGTGAGCGATACCGGCCGGCCGAGCGGTCCCCTGTTCGCCCTGTGTCTGATGTTTCTGGCCACACGCTTTGATCAGTTGGCCAGCAGCCTGGCGCGCTTCAATGCGCTGTTGCCGATGCCCGACCTGGTGCGAACCGAACGCCGTGCACGGCACCTGTCTAAGTTGGAAACGGAGAAGTGGGAGATCCCCGCCGCCGGTACCTTGCCGCGTTGGCAGGCGCTGCCCCTGGAGCGTTGCACCGTGGTCAAGGCCGCGCAGCAATCCATGGCCGGCCAGCTCGCCGTCCTGGAGAGCTACGCCGCCGACAGTTCGCCCATATCCGACCTTGCCGCGCTGGCCACTCGCAAGGCTGCTCAACAGCTGGGCCGGGATCAACAACTGGCCGACCTGAAAGCCTTGCTCGCCGGCGGTAACACCGAAAGCAGCATGCGCGCGCGTCTTATAGGACCAGGCAACGCCACCGAGCTGCGCCAGGCGCTGTTAGCCGGCGATGCCCCAGGGCACGAATGGGTGTTGTGCGCCGGTGCGCTGCTGGTGGGATCTGAGAAGGGCTTGAGCTTCGTACGTGAGTTGGTGGGCCTATGACGCTGCTACTCGACGGACAAGAGGTACGTGGGAAAAACCTCAAGGTCACCGGCAATCTACGCATCGAGAGTGACGACCTATCAGGCCAGACCAGCAACACCGACAAGGGGCACAAGGGCTTCAAGCCCAAGACCCTAACGGTCAGCTTGATGATTCCTTTCGTTGACCAGGTGCAACTGCGCGACCTGATGCGCCTGGTGGAAGCGACCGAAGGCGGTGGCCAGCTCAAGACCTACCGCATCGTCAACGACACCGCCGCCGCGTTTGGGATGCGCCAGGTGATGTTCACCGAAGGCGTGAGCGCCCGGGAAGACGACAACCTGCGCGGCTGGCTGATTCAGTTCACCCTGACTGAAAAGCTGTCGAACCCGGAGAAAGTCGAAGGCCGGCGATCGGGTAACGCAGTAACCGCGCAGTCCGGCTCGGGCGGGGCAGTGGGTGGCACCGGCGGTACCGGTGGCGATTCCAGCAGCGGGCCGGAGGAACTGACCGGCTTTGAAGCCACGCTGAAAAAGGTCGACGGCTGGTTGGGCGGGGCAAGCACATGAAGCTGCACAAGGAGTTGGCCATTAATGGCGTGCCCTATGTCCTGGTAAAAAACGAAGTGCGGCTGGACGCGAAAAGCCCAGGCCGGGCGACGTTCACCATTCAAGCCAAAGCGCCGGTCAAGGGGCTGGTAACGCTCGATATCGGCTACAACGGCAATACGCTGCAGCGACACTTCATTGGATACGTCGAGCGCTCCACTACGGCCAGCAGCACCCAGCAGGTGCTGTTCTGCCGGGAGCTGGCCGCGATCCTGGCCAACCCGCTGCCGCTGAACCTGCGGCACGTCGACCTGCGCGCCGTCCTGGTCGACATCAGCCAGCACACCGGTTTGCGCTTTCGCGTTCCGGATCGGCAGTATGCCGGCGCCAAGGCGCCGTTTTTCTACAGCCTGGCCGCTGGCTACCAAGCCATGGACAGCCTGGCCCGGGTTTTCAATATCCCCGACTTCATCTGGCAGCAGCAGGGTGACGGGGAAGTGTTCGTGGGCAGTTGGGCCGACAGCTTCTTTGGCGTTCGCTCGCCGCTGCAGCTGCCGGTGGAGCTGTTCGATGACTACCAGGGCAATCAAAGCGCGATGATTGCAGCCCTTCCCGGGTTGCGACCAGGTGCAACAATCAACCACGGCGAGCGTATCACCAGTGTGGCGCTCATCGACAACCAGATGGCCATCCGATGGACGACGCAATCCGCCGCAGCGTAGAACGACAATTCCCCGAACTCACCGGTGGTTACCACCTGCCACGTTTTGCCCGCGTTGTAGCCGTGGCCGACGCCCCGGCCGGCGCCGGGATCTGTGACGACTTCCGGCCGCGCTATGCGGTCGACATCGAGGTCATGGGGCCGGATGGCGAGCCAGACACAAAGCTGCCAATCCTGGCGGGCGTGCCTTTGCCGCTGCCCACCGGTGGCGAGGAAATGGGCATTTACGCATTCCCCGAGGAAGGCACCCAGGTTGTGGTGTGCTTTGCCTACGGCCTGCCGCACAAGCCCTATATTCAAACGATCCTGCCCCACGGTCTGAGCATGCCCAGCGTGCCGAAAGGTGACCAGGTGTGGCAGCACAGCGAAGCTTGTCAGCAGCGTGTCGATGCTGACGGCAACTGGCTGCGCCAGACTGATGGCAAGATCCGCGATAAGGCGATCGAGCGGGAAGTCGAGGCGATGGCCAACACTGAGACGTTCCAGAACCACACCAGAACGGTAGACGACCACTCCACAGAGGCGGTTGGTGGGATCAAGACGATCGAGGCACTGGGCGCGCTCAAGCTGTTGTCGGGCGGATCTGCGAGCCTGGCGGCCGTGGATGATCTACACCAGGCGACTGGGCGAGACTTGAATTTGGTGGTGGGACAGAAGCATAACGCCACGGTGGGCGGCGATATGGAGGAAAGGATTCAGGGGCTGCGTAAGAGTGTTGCAGTTGTCAACCAAACACTAGTTGCGCCGAAAACTTGGCTAGGATCGGAAGAAGTTAATGTGTTGCAGATTCTTTATGTCTTAGTTGAAACAGTACAGCAGATGAGTATGCAATTAATACTGCATACTCATCTGCCGAAGGAAGCTCCAAGTCAAATCGATGTAGCTATATTTCAATCTGGCGCAGATGTCTGTGAAGATCTCCGTACGAAATTGCGCTCGATTATACTATGACTAAAGCGGTTTTCTAGAATGGTTTGGTAAAGAAACGAAATCTTTTAACCTCAAAATTGAGGCTTGCTTAGTCTTTTATATTTTGTAAATACTCTACAAGTTCAACAATTGTTGTGGTGGGGTTGTCGGTCCCAGAAGCTTGTGATTGCTGATTGAGTTTTTCTGCGTGTGTTTTCGCTAGTGTTAATTTATTGAACAGTTCCAGAAAAGTCCCTTCAGAACCTTTTTTGTAATTGGGCATATATCTGGTAAGTTCGCTAAGTGCACGATCTCCAGCTGATTTAGTTCCTGATGCGATAATTGATGCCGCCGAATATCGAAAATGCAACAGCAACCACACCTCGAAACAAGGAACGGATGTGGTCGCAAAGAAAGTGCCTGCCGGTTTAAGGTTTGCGACTTTAAGCAGCGCTTGATTGTATGTGTGATGAGTGTCTTTATCAAATACACAATATACTTTATCAAATGGCTCGTTGCAGTTCTTGATTTCGTTGTGATATAGATCCTCACCATGCTCTACTACGCTCAGCGGATCAGAGCCACAGTCTCCACTGATTTTGATGTTTGCTGTATCCAATTCATAATAATCTTTTAGTTCCTCAAAATAAAGAGGCTCTGTTTTGCTGCCTTCACAAACAATTAGAACTTTGTCATAACGTTTGCGTTGTGCTCTGCGACGCTCTAAGTCCTTAGCTTGTTTTGCTTTACGCTTATGGTGTAAGTCATCGCTCCCCATCTCAATTGAACTCCATAGCCTTAATTGGTCGCACGTATGGCAGTGCCCCATATCGGCCTGCAAGATATGCCGCCTCTAGATCTTCCCTGCCCTTTCTTGGGCTGAAATCACTTAGGGGATACAGCCTTGTAGCTTGGTCACGATCTTTTTCGCAGAACCAGATCTGATCTCTTCGAAATACATCTTGATTCAAGATTGAGGTTTCATGGGTTGTAAAAATGAGCTGCGCATTGTTCGGGTTTGTTTCTTTACTATGAAATAGACCTACCAAGAAACTCACAAGCTTCGGGTGCAGATTGTCGTGCAGTTCGTCAACTAAAAGAACTCTGCCTTTCGATAGCACATCAAGCCAAGGGCCGGCAAACGAAAACAATTTTTTTGTACCGTCCGATTCATTATCGAAATCAAATTCAATAGACTGTCCTTGTTTTCCCTCGTGGATAGTCTTGATGTTGTAAATTTGAGTGTCTTTCATGTTTTCTAACATCTGCTTCTTCATTTCTTCCGGGAAGGAGTCGGGGAAGTGTTTTAGCGATGCTAGCTCTGCTTTGATATCGATCTCCTTAATATCAAGATCTGCTGCCTTTAAAAAAGCTAAAATTTTTCCTCGAGACTCCTCTTTTTCGCATAAAGAGGCCGTATACGAAGGACTCCAGCCGGATACTCTTCCAAGGCGCAAAGTTACTTTGAACCATCCAAGTACAGGTTTTAATTGTTGGCTGTTTAACTGTGTTGCGGTAGATAAAAACAATGCATTAGGGCGAGTGGATTCAACCCATGTTTGTTTCTGGCCAAGAAGAGCTGCACCAAATGACCAGTCGAAGTCACCGGTAGCATCATCCCAAACCCTAGAGAACCAGCGCTGGGGGCGAGCATTTGGGTAGGCAATTAACCATTCCTCGAAAATCTGTTTCTTTGTAGCGGAAAATCCATATTGAAATTTAATACCTTTGGCCACAAAAAAAACTTCGAATTCAGTAGGTTTATCCTCAGTTTCCTCATCCAATAAAAATGGAGTCAACGGTAGTTCATCGCCAGGTTGCGCTTTCGCAGACTCTAAGACGATATCTTTCATAGCACGAAGTGCGCTAATTAAGTTTGTCTTGCCCGCAGCATTAGCACCATAAATCACTGCAGTTCGTAATAATTCACCTACTGAAGAAACTTCCGGGTTAAAACTATTAGCCTCACCTAGCTCAACTCCTTTTGCCTTAACCATACTTAAGGTCTGCTCATCCCTCACAGAACGCCAGTTTTTGACACTAAATTGAATTAACATGGTTCTCCTCGCGTTTAGACTGATTTTTTTGACAAAAAATGTCAAAAAACGCCTTCAAACGAACTCTAGCATGGGTCTATAGGTTTTGGGTGATGGCTTTTTGATATTTTTTTGGATCCACATTATGTTTTTTGTGAAGCTGTGAGCATGGTTTGTTTTGCTCCTATGGACAGATCGCGCTGACTATCGCCAGGCGGGCGATCGTTGGCTCCACTGCCGATCAGTTCGTGAATTGAGTGAAAAAAGAAAAAATATCTAAAAAAGCACTTATCCCCCTCCCGCCGACGGGGTATGCGTGGGTTTTTTGTGCAAAAGGTTTGGAGGTGAAAACCGAAGCGCGGCCCAGTCCCGCTGCGGGATGCATGGGCCGAATTGCCTTTTCACAAAGTGCAAAGTTTTGCGAGTGAGTGCAGCCAGGTTTCAAAACGAAGGGAAGCGATAAGGACGGGAGAGGGATGGAAAACCCCCGGTTTTATTGATCAAAAAGCAAGAAAGCAGCTGCTTTTCGAATCGTGAGACATCTATTTATCTACGACGCTGTTCGTCGTGGATCTAAAGAGAAGACCGCCCCAGGCCGCAGAAAATAAGGTCCTCGCCGTCATGGGTATTACACAGCACACGTTCTTTATTAGGCTGCGCCCGATCCTCTGAGGCGGGCCAAACCTTGCTTGATATGGCCGGCATTCTCGCCGATCGTTTCCAGCGCACCTCTGACGTTGTTGCCCACTTCTGCTGAGCCATCTTCCTCAAGGCGTAGGGTGATCTCCATCACTGCGGCCTCAAGGGCTAGCTGATTTTCATACATCCTCTCAAGCACATCTGAAAGCGAGTATTCGTGGGGCATGTGAGACTCCTTGTCATGAATTGACAGACTAGATCCAGCGCGGAGACATGTCTATTGCTGGGCTATTTTGGAATCAGGGCTGGGAAAAAGGTAATTTTGGTAAGGAAGCGGATTTATGCTGCTGTGTCCCCCGTATTCGCTGGGCTTGGCTCATTACCTTGAGGGGTAATATTGGGTAATGGCGAAGGTAATATTCGCCCAAGCCCCCGGTTTTATTGGGGATGGAGAGTGGCGGGTATTACTAGCTAAAAAGGTAATGACCTAACCTATAAATTACCAGATTATTACCTTGTTGAATATTCTTCAAGCCATTGAATTTAAAGGGTTTTATTGGTTTTTACGAAGCGTATTACCAATATTACCTTTTCGCCATGCCTCAACATAAATCGGCCTCGATGCCGTTTTTTCCTCCTTTCAACCCTGTTGCACTAAATTGGTGCAAAACCCATGGGACTGCCATGGGACTAAAAATGCCCTTTTTTTGAAGCGCATAAACCGCTACAGCCCCCGTAAACCGGGCACTTTGAAAATTTAGAACGCGTTGCGGGTAGTTTCGAATCTCTCCTTCACCGCCAAATTACGAAAACGCAAACCCCTGATTTTCCTAGAGAAAGTCGGGGGTTTGTGGTTTTTGGTGTCTGAAAAAGGACCGTATGGGAACAATTCTGGGAACGCTGATGGAGGTAGGTGACCTGCAAACGAGCGCCTAAACCATTGATCGTTGGGGGAGTGGCTAGGTCTGTTTGAAGGCCTGTCCTGCATCTGAAAATGGTGGATGCATTTCGGTTGTTGGATTCACGCTCACATTTGAATTGTAAAAAAATGGCGCTTTGAAATCTTACAAGGGGAGCTCGATGAACGTTGAGTCTATTGAGAAAGACTTTAGAGTTTTAGTTGAGGGTGAAACCGATTTGTTAAATCTGGTTGTAAAACTGCACTTCTCGATAGATAAAGTTCTAGATAAAACTCTTTTTGAAGCTCTTCCTATGGCTAATGTGATGGAGCTAAGAAGAGTTTCTTTCTTGCTGAAGTTTGACTTTCTTTCTGCTTTAAGTGTCTTGAGTTCGGATGTGCGAAAGTTTTTTGATTATTGCAATAGTATAAGGAATACTTTCGCGCATAATCCATATGCGACTTTTTCGGATAAAGATGTAAGTAAAGCTAAAAGTTTATTGTTATCCCATCAATGCCCGGTGGTGCCTAAATCTTTTCGAGCGGAAAAGAACAGTGTTGAAGTGTTGAAGACGCTTTTTACGGTTTGCTTTCTTCAAGTAGTGGTGTCTTACGAAGATCTATGCAGGAAGAAGGTTCTTAATCTGATAACTAGCGAGATGACACTCGAAGCGGCCGTCGGTAAAGAGAGAAGGTTTCAGGGGGGGAAATCAGTGCACGAAGAATTTGAGTACAGATGTGTTGAGCGATTAGGTGTGCTTTATCCTGCGATTGAGTCAGGGGATTACTACAAAAAAGCGATCTTTTAG